AACTCATTCCGCTCCACAATCCCATGAATGCGTCGATAAATGGTTGAACCACTGCCATAATTGCGCCAGTGATAGCACTCCAAATGGCAGTTGCAACACTTACGATGCCTTCCCAAATAGCAGTTGCTGTTTGGGCAATATTATTCCAAGTATCAATCAAGAAACTTGAAATCGAAGTCCATGTGCTAGATAGCCATTCTGTAAATCCTTGCCAAATAGCTCTTCCTGTTTCTGTTTGAGTAAAGAACCA